AAGCATTAGTTGACAACCATGTAGAACCACTGTCTCCAGAATCCACTAAAGAAGTTGGTCTATAAAAATAATGTAATTCGAACGTAAAGTTACTATTTGGCGTCGGAGCTAAAATAAAAGTATCGTCATCGAATAAAGCATAGAACAAAGGCTCTCCTGTTGTAGCTGCCGCAGGTGTATAATCTCTAATCCAAGAAACGTGTTTTAATAATAAATAATTATAATTACTGCTGCTGTCTATAACTGCTAAACTATTAGGAGCTAAAAAATCGGTAGGAGTTGCCAAATACGTATTTCCTGACGAACCCGTTCCCGTAACGTTTTTTCTAAAAACAGGTAGTTCTACAGATTTTAAAATCTTTTCCTCTGCTTGTTTTATAAACGTTGGTATTGTGTTAGTAAAGGTGGTTTCACTGTTATCCATGTAATTTTGGATAGCAGTTGTTAATTCGCTGTATGTAAATCCTGCTGCCATTAGTCTGTACTCACTGTTACATCACCCAAAGCTGTTTTTCCTTGTTCTCCAGAAAACGCACTTCCTATGTTTGGATCGTCTCTAAACCTCATCATATTCGTTCCTTTTTGACTAATAACTGCGTCAGAAGGATTTCTAGTGGTAACTCTACCTAACTGTGCTTGAGGTAATGAAACATCAGGTCTTGGTTGCCATAATGATTCTGCATCAACAGGAGGATGTACGGGATCTAGTTGTGGGTGTTTAGGTTCATAACACTCAGGACAAACTTTAGTGTGATCCCATTCAGTTTTCATGGAGAGATATGGATACTTAAACCCACATCTATCGCAGATTGCATTTGCATATTTACCTGTTGCGTAAGCCATTAAGGATATCCTCTCCTATCAGGTACTAAATGAACAGATGCTCTATCTTCATCATATTTAATAGCGTTTTCTAAATTTGTTTCGTACAAAGGTTGGATCACAGAAAGCTTCTGGGTGTTCTTTTTTAAACAAAGATAATATGCTAAACCTGAAACCAAACAAGGCATAAACCTATTTGGGATATCTAAATCATTTACAGATGCTGTAGCATCTTGAATTCTTTGCCAAGAATAGTAAATGAGTTTGTCGGTTGAGTTCTCTGGTGTGGGATAAAGATGGATAACAGGTGTTATTAATCTTTCTAGCCAAAACTGTGTTGGTCTAGCTTCCGTTGCTTTTACGGGAATATTTACATATTCATTGCGATCAACACGACTTAATGAAAAATCAGTTACTGTAGTTCCAACGGTTCTTTGAATATACGCATCTAAAATATCGATATCGTATTGGTTCAAGGTATATGTTTCATCTCCTTTTGTCAAAGTTTGTTCAACTTTAACAACTTCCCACATCTGAATACCTCTGTTTGCCCAATCTGCAAACATAATATTTAAAGAACGCCTAGCAGTAACTGCGTCATATGACGTGCGGGCTTCCAAGCCCGCAAGTTCATATGCCTCTTCTATTGCTGTCGCTACATCTAAACTAAATGTACGAGTTCCTGAGGTTGCCATATTTTAACAATGATAAGCAACGAAAAAGTCGCAATTAGCTAATACGACGTATGCTCCACTTTTGAAATAAACTCCATCATTCGGTAAGTAATGGTCAAACGATTCGTTTGCCGCACTACCAAACTTAAATTCCATTAGAAGTTTAGTTCCAGAGGCACCTGTGCCGTCGTACACTTTTATAGTAGCATCAGCAGCACTTGATTGAGCCTGTACAGATTGGATCCTTAATGGTCCCAAATTAGTTGCTGTACCTGCTCCACTTCCTATAGTACCTTGTAATTGACCAGTGGAGGTCAAAGGCACTGAGGCTTTTACATCTGATGAGCTCATATTAGTCTCCTATTAAGCGTCGGCGAATGGTGTAACTATAGTTCCTGATCCTAGTATTATACCTTCTACCGCATACTTAGCAGAAGCTATTGCAGTTACTTTTACGATACTACCAGCTAGTCCACCTTTAGTTGAACCATTCATAGTGATTACGTCATTAGACGCACCAGATACGAAAGTTTTTCCTGTAGAATCATCTTTACCAGTGTAAAGTCCACCTACAAACTTGTCTGTTCCATCCGTTAGTATGTCCATATCTGTTGCAGCTGTTTCAACAACAAAGAAAAAACTTGCACCTAAATTGTTAGTTTGATTAGGATCATCGTCTCTTCCTGGTGCTGTAGCCACAATACTTGGTAAAGTAAATTTACCATCCGCATCATTACAAGTTAATACTTTACCTGCGTGTGCTGCTACAGTAAGTGTAGTGTCCGCCGTTAGGCTTACTACTACTGCATTACCTGCTGAAATAAAACCAGCTAAGGATTTAACTGGTCCTGAAAATGTCGATTTTGCCATAATTAAGTCTCCTTAATACTCTATCGTCTTGGCGAGTCTGCTAGGTCAGTCGATAGATAAATTATTTTTTCCCTAGATCTTTTGTCATTCTATCTTATAAATTTCAAAAAGAAAAGGGAAGCCGAAGCCTCCCTTTCCATACGAACCAGATAGAACTTACGCTCCTGGTGAACCGAAGATTCCTCTCCAGTCACTGAATCCGAAGCTGTAACGCTCTCTAGCCTTATATCTAACATTTCCAGTTTCGAAGTCGCCTTCCATGCTTGTTGATACAGGTGTTCTAACGAAATGCTTAAGACCATTAGGAACATCAGTTTTTAGGAAGAATGCGTCAGTATCTGTTAGATAGTGATTTACCGCATATCCGCCTGAAACCATGCCCATGTTTCTTATAGCATTGATATCGTTATCAGAAGTGTTAACTCTTCCAGGACTTTCCATAAGTCTGTCAGCAGTAAATTGCAAAGCAGGTGGAATTATTAATTTCGTTGCTTGTGCATTTATTTTTAAACCTCTTTCATCTTTGAAGTCAGCAATATCAATTAGTGCTTGTTCAAGTGAAGTTTCGTTTAAGTCTGCTGCTGTACTAAGCTCGTTTTTCTGGTCAATGTTAGCAACCGTTGGGTGATCAGTTGCGCAAAGTTCTTTACCATCACCACCAACGAAGCTGGAGTTGAAGGCATTATTAAGAACATTCGCTGCTTTCACTTGTTTAGTTGTTTGCATTGAACGTGCTAACGCTCTTGTGTACCTTGAAGCAAGAGTATCATAAAGATTATCTTCAATAGCTTCTTCAGTTAAAGCAAAAGCTAACGCTACAGTTTCATGTGAATAGCGGGCTGTCCAAGCTTCTTGCGCTGTGTCGTAAACGACTCCTGCGCCTTCACCTTTAACAGATGCTTCACCGAAACCAGTTAGCATTACTTCTTCCTCAAAAGCTCTTTCAGAAGTTTCTGTGTCGAAGATATCTTCATGTTCGTTGTCATAACGATCATACTCTAGTCCAAACAGTGCATGTAGTCCAGGAGTTAACTCTTTGACTAATTGTGCTCTATTAATTGCCATTGTTTATTCTCCTAAATTAGACCGCAAATGTATTGGTCGGGAATGTGAAGTAAGCTCTTGCATTAGCGCCAATCGAATTCGATGGAGCTAAGTTAAAACCTACGCATAACGCCACACCAGAAGAAGTGGTTGCAGTAACACCTTCTTTCGACCTGCCGTTCAATGTAGAACCAGCAGTTGTAGAAAGGGTGTACTTATTGCCGATAAAACTTACAGCAGGTGTTCCCGCAGTAAATTGAGCTTCGTAAACGATACCAGGATCGTTGTAAACCAAAGCTTCAGCATCCGCACTTCCTTGAGTAGCAGTGGAAGCAGTCCATACTTTAGAAAAAGTAGGAGTGCCGTCAGTAGCTGTGAAAAATACGCCGTAAAACACACCTATAGGGGTGTCAGTAGCCCCCGCTTGTTGAACATAACCACTAGAAAGTGTAACTACGTCTCCACTAAAAATTGAAGTGCCGTAGCCACTAGCGATTCTCATACGAGCAGGTCTAATAACTCCTCCATACATGTGGTAAGCTGGCGTGAACCCGTTAGGGGCATCAGTATTAGCCATATTATATACCTCTATATAAAATTATTATTAATCAGACGACTCATTATTGGGTCGACTACCAAATTGAACCTTTGATGACCTTTGGATATCACTATCCTTAATGGGCATCTTAGGATCGCTTTCTCGCATATAGTTATGGTCTACACCGTTAAGCTGATCCGCTGTTTGTGATTTAAAATAAGCGTCTCTTTCTTGTGCGGTTTCGACTGGAACTTTTGCGAGTATTAAACCTCCAACTCCTATGACTCCCGACCTGTTTCCGTCGTCTATCGTAGGGGCTTCAAAATCAGGATAGTCTTCTGCTCTCACAGGTTCATATCCCTCTCTAATACGTTTTGACATATTAGATTTATCATCTTGTCCTCTTATAGACTCACGAATCCAACGATGTTGGTATCCAGGAGGGGCTTCAGGGGCGTCTAACATAGACGGGGGTTGCCAAGGTTTTCTGCGAGTTTGAGTTTCTCGAGTCTCTGCAGACCTGGAGTTTCTTGTATTATTGTTATCTGTCATGTTTATACTCCTTGCTCAATATGTTTTGCATATTCTTCTAATGGCACGTTGAGTCTTTTAGCTATTGCTACCTGACTTGGCGTGAGTTTTATTTTGCGCGCGCTACTTTTCTTGCCTATAGCACCTCTGCTAGAAGCTGCAACTTGCTGCGCGGGTGCAGATTGCTCTTCGGAAAACTTTTGAGGAAAGTACTCTCTGATTTTTGAATCTACTTGGGAATAGTAATTATCAGAATGAGGATCAACTCCCTCTTCTATAAGTTGTCTATGTATCCCAAAGGCTGCGTAAGTCATAGCTTGATCATTTCCAAACCATTCATTTTTATTAGCCCATGCCTCTGCTTTTGGATCTGGTTGAGGCGACATAGATTGTTGAAAATCAGGAACCTGAACCTCTTCCTCAGTTGAGGTTTGTCTTGCTTGTTGTTGCGCAGATAGTCTTTTAAGGTTTTCAGCTTCTGCTGCACTCCTTGAAAGTAATTCTGTTGCACTAGCAATATCATCAGGGTCTCCCTTTTCTTGAGCCTCTCTTAAGTTGATTTTGGCTCTTTCAAGATCCGATTGTATCCTATTGTCGTACTCTTTGAAAAGGGAAGAATCGGAATTCTTTAATTTTTCTTTTAGCTGAGTATTGTCTGTATGAACGCTTTGAGCGTAATTTACTGCCTCATCGCGTTGTCTCTCAGCCTCTCTCATTTTATAAGTTAGCTTATCTATACGTTTTTGTACGCTATCGCTAATGCTATCTAATTCCTGTTCTCCAGAGTCAACAGCCTCTTGAACAGGAGCTTCTTCCACTTCCGTAAGCGAATCGTCTACGTCAGCTTCTCTTATATCAACTTCCCCTTCAGGAAGTTCTAGTTCTATTTTTTGTGCTTCTTCTTGCATGGTATTCTCCACGTTTATGATAATATATCCTCAGGATTGTCGATTACAGCTAAAATCTCGTCATCGTTTAAAAGACGCATATCGCCTCCTTCAATCTTAAAACGAGCTCCAGCATATCTTCCGAATATAACCCAATCACCTTCTTGACACCAAGCTCCGTCTGGAAACTTATTTTCGTCTCCATACGCATCAGGTCCAAGTCTAACTACATAGCCAACAACAGTTGCTAATGATTCTCTATCAACAGTTTGTTTCGCTAAATGTATTCCACTTTTAGTTACTGACGGTGGTGTAAAGGGTAGAATTAATATTCTATATCCTGTGGGGTGCGGTAATTTTTCCGTGTGCGAGTCTAACGTCTCAACAGTAAGCCCAGCTTCCTGTTCTTCTACAGGTTTTGGGGTATCACTGCCAAAATTATCTACTCGATTTGGAACAGTTTCAGTCATCTATGTCCTCCATATTTGAATTTAAGGTTTGAACTTCCTGCTCCGCTATATTCAAACCCGCTATTTCGCCAACTATTCTTTGATATTGTTCAAAATCCTGAACGCCACCTGTAGCTAACGTTTGCGAAAGATCATCTTTTCTCTTTCGTATTTTTTGGAGCAAATGCTCCGCTGCTTTTATATAGTCCACTAATTACTTAATGTATCTATAATAAAGAAGTCCTTTTGTTTGACCGTATCCAGCTTTCATCTTAGCTTCCTCACCAGCTACTTTATCATCTTTGATAATTAGCTCACCAGCTTTAACTTCTTCTGTTCTAGTGTCATCTTGAACAGCAGGATCGCTCATAGCTGAAGATTTAGCTGAAGATTTAGGTGCTGGATAATTGTCGTTATTAAAATATTTATTCATACCTAGTCCTCTCTAGTAGTTTGTTTTACTGTTTTAACCAGTTCGTTAAAATTCTTTTCTACGTCTCTTTCGTTTCGTAACTCAAGTTCCTGTAGATCGATAGCAGTTTTTACTTCTTGCGCATCACGGTTAGCCTCTATACGTTCTAACTCTACTTGTGCGTTTATTTGAGCTTTTTGCATTTCGGCTTCTAGTCTACGTTGTTCGCTCATATCTTTCTGCATTAATTCATCACGTTCTTGTTGTAACTGTTGTTCAAACATTTCACGTTGTGGATCACTTTGTGCCATTGCTTGTGCTTGTGCCATCGCTTGAGCTTGACCTGTTACTTGTTGTGTTGCTGTTGCAGCGGCTACCGCTATTTCGTTCATCATCTCAGGCGGCATCGGTTGATCTAGTGGAGGTAACGGCTGACCAAGAGCCTGTTCTATTTGTATTCTATATAGCATCGCTTGGTGTTCTTGTATATTCGCACCAATGATTTGTAGTACCGCAGGATTTTGTTGCATCATGGGGTTTTGTAAAAATGCGCTATGTGCTGCTATATATGCTTCGTGATTTTGAAATTCAAACGCTTTTATAGGATTCCCTGTCATCGCGGCTTGTTGTTCGCTAATAGGGTCTCTTGGAGGTATTTCTTGTTCTTGAGGTAAAATTGCATCTATATCTTTTATATTTAAAGCAAGATACATTTTTCTATACGCCTCACGTAAGTTATGAATATCTGGTGCAGCTTGTGCCATTTGTAATTGTGTTTGTGCTAAAACTATTCTTTGCGTCATGCTAAAGATGTTTGGATCACTTACAGGGATTACATCTACAGATTTATCAAAATCTGAGGCGAATACATTTTCAGAAGCCCCCTGAACTGAGTATGGGTATTCAGGAGGCAAAAACTCACTAAACACTCTTTTTAATATTTTAAACTCTTGACGCTGTGCATAATGTAAACGTTTGTGTATCGCAGACATGACGCGCTGACCTTTTTCTAATAAAGCTACAGTAGTGCCGACTGGGGCTTCAGAGTTACCATCGCTTGTAGGTTGCTCAATAGTCGCTGCGAATTGTTTACCAGAATCAATTAAAACACCTAAAAGATTAGTTAGTGTTGCACTTGGTTCTTTATACGGTAAAGGAAGAAAAGAATCTGATAGTCTACCACCAGGAACGTCAACGTCTCTCCACTCTCCTGGTTGTAATGGGTCATCATGTTTTTGAATATTTAATCCACGAGATTTAAATCCTGCAGGTAAATTAGATAACGTTCCTGCATCAATGAGTTGTCTTAATATCGCGGTTACTGATCTGGTCAATCCGCCCATCATGTGAATTAAGCCGAATCCATAAAATCCTAGTCCAGGCAAAAATTTAAAGTGGGTGAAGTGCTCTATCTTTTTGCGCATGGGGTCATTAGGATCATAATTTGGACGGATTGCCAAAACTTCATTGTTATCTTTGCAGATAGTTACAATGTACGGTAGCGCTATTCCTGTTTCTTCACCATTAGCGTTTCTGTCTTCGAATCCTTCGATATCTAAATCAACATGTACTTCTAGTAACGTATATTCTTCACCTTGTGCAGTTCTTGAGATTCCTTCAATCTCATCTATCTTATCGTCAAGCTGAGTTGTGCTTATTGTCGCAGGATCACTCATAGAAGTCTCTCTATAGAACCCAGATATTTGTAATTTACGCATTTCGTTTTCTGTCATGTACATAACATGCGTAATTCTTGGTGCAGTAAGTAAATCTACTGAATAATACGGAACAACTAAGTCTTCTGCTTTAATAAAACGTGATGTTGCGCGTCCTAGCGACGGATCGTAGTAAATTTTCTTAAATGCTGAACCTGAAAGCGGTAAATAAAACAATAATTGATCCATTTCGGGATCAAACTCTTCCATTTTGTACGTAATTTGGTAATTCATGAAGTTTTTAACGCGATTTGCTTTTTCTAACTTCGCGTCGTTACTAACTCCGAGTACTTCTACGTCAACTGGTCCGCCAGCAGGCAATAATTCTTTATAAGCTTGTGATTGAAACTGTGTTACGGCTTCAGAAAGTATTGGATGGTGTACACCTGACGCTCCTTCGAACGGTTCGGAGCGCTCTTCGCCCCTAATTCCTAATAAATCTAATCCTTTACTAAAAGTTGTGTACCAATCGTCTCTTGAATTTAAATCTTCTTCGTAATATTCAATTAATTCACTTGCGATTTCTTGTAATTGACGTTCGTCTAGTGCTTCAGCGATATTTTCACCAAATTTAACGTCTTGCATTTGGTCGGGGTCAAACCCTATCGTAGCTGATCCGTCCTCCGCTAAAAATACTTGCGTATTTTCTGGATCAAACATATCAGGCTGTTCGATTTCGATATCTAGTTCTTCCTCAGCTCCTGGAATTACGGAAAATGGTGATCTTTCTATAGCCATATATGCAAACTCTACTACTTATTTCACTAATAATAAACCCTTTGCGTTCTAGGGTAATCATACTCGTCTTCATAATCGGTGGTTAAACTTAAAAATCCACCTTCTCTAAACCTTGCTAACGCTAAAGTTGTGGCGTCAACTAAGTCATCGTTTTCACCACCAGGAAAATCAGAAACTTCTTCCATAAGTTCCTCACCCCACCTAGTTTCGGGCACCCAAATTCTACCGTCTTGGAAAATCGGACTAACCGCATTAAGTCTTGCAATCTTATCTTGCCCTTTTCCTGGAGAAAATGTATTTACAGGTATGCCTACTCTGCGTAATTCTTGTACTAACGGAATCCCTGACGCTTTTGATTCAATAATTACCGTATCGGGTTCCCAATAATCATATAAACGTAACGCTTCGTTTTTTAATTCAGGAAAATCGAAACGTTCTTTAATACAATCTAATAAAACTAAATGAGCTTCATCACCGTTGTAGTGTTCTTCGCCTATTTTTCCTTCGGGATAGAACACACCCCACGTTGTTATCGCTGTAAAGTCAGCTCTTTCTGATTTTAAAAACGCTGTATCGTAACTTTGTATTAAATAATCACAAGCTGGCGGCTTATCTTGATCCCAAATCATAAACCAATCTTTCGGTATTATAGAAATACCCTCACCTGTTGGTCTTTGCATGTACTGCGACGCCCATTTCGACGGACTAACAGAAGCTTTTATTGTTTGTAATTCTTCTAACGACCAAAAGTTTTCCCATAATGATTTACCGCTAGGAAGTATTGCAGGAAATTCAATCAACTTCCATTGGTCTGCGCCTTCGTCTTGTGTCATTTTCTTAATTAAACGCCCCGTTAGGTCTTTTTTCGACCAACGTGTCATTACAATTACGATAGCACCTCCAGGTTGTAGCCTTTGTCGTGGTCCCGACATAAACCATTCGTACGCTTCGTCTAATGCTTTATCCGACATAGCATCTTGTTCGGAATGCGGATCGTCAATAATAAATAAATCAGCACCCCTACCTGCTAACGCACCTCCAATACCTGCCGCGTAATACTCTCCGCCTTGGCTTGTTAACCATTTACCCGCCGAACGGCTATCTGCTTTTAACTCTGTTTCAGGAAAAAGTTCTTTATATTCGTCACCATCGATTAAATCCCTAACTTTTCTACCGAAGTTAATCGCAAGATCCGCGGTGTGTGTTGCTTCTATAATTTTTAATTTAGGATTTTTACCTAAAAGATACGCAGGAAATAAATGAGACGCAAATTCTGATTTCGTATGTCTAGGCGGCATATTTATTATTAGCCTTTTTAGCTTGCCTGATGCTATTTCATCAAAAGCCGCCGCCATTTGTTTATGATGATTTCCATCTATAAAATCTGTCCAAATCGCACGGACAAATTCCATAAAGGTACTTGTTGATTTTTCTTGGAAGTCGCGTTTTTCCAGTTCCTCTAATAAAACAGTAAACTCTTTAGCTTCTGCTTTATTAAGGTGGTCTAAGTTAATCCCCTTTAGGAGCTTTAACTTTTCTCTTTTGTCTTGCGACATAGGCTATTTTAAAATTTTATTTAAAAAATTTAAACGTGCGGCGACTCGTTCAAGATTGCGCATTTGATCTTGTGTTGCTTCTCCTTGTTGACGCATACTATTTACCATATTAGCGTAAGCCCTCAACTGAGTTTGTTCGTCTTGTAGTTGTTGTAACTTTTTATCTTGTCTTATTTCTTCTCTACTTTTTAGTGGTTTTGGACGAGAACTTTTTAAAGATGGAGGAAGACCTTTTAAAGCTGCAGGAGTGTTCATAATACCTTGTTGCGATTGTTGCATTTTAATCATCGCTTGATCAGTTTCGCTTACGCCCGCTGTATTTCTTGTTCCTGGTGGCGGAGCTTTCGGTCTTACTACGGGTGTTTCAATATTGATTGGTCCACGCGGTCCACGGTTCGTGGGCACTGGTGCTTTCGACATAGGCATTGGGGCACGACCTACTACGTCTCTACCGACTCGGGCACCTGATGACATTATAGGGTTCATAATGTTTGCCATTTGATTAGCGAATCGTGTCTTGGCTCCTGGAATTGGTAATAACGAAGCGACACCTAATCCTACGGCTGTTGAAGCACGTTGACCTTCTGGGGTTTGAAGATATTCTGTTAACGCTTTATTTTCGGATAACTTCCTATCGCTTTCTCTTTGTAAGTTTCCTGAGAAGTTATCTAAAAAAGTTCTAAAGGTACTGCGAGTGTTTTTTGCTTTTTCTTCTTCTAGTGCGTATTCTTCCATCTGACGTTGCGCTATTGGTGAATACATATCCCGTTCATATTCAAAAAGTGTTCTTTCGTCCATTATTTACCTACTTTTTTCATTGCAGTTTTATGCGCTGCCGAAAACGATTTACCCGCTCGCATTAATTTACGCATTTCGGTCATATGTTTTTTCGTATGGTGTACCGAATGTTTTTTAAGAGTTGTTTGTTGTCTTTTCGTTAGCCCTTTTGATTTAGCTGGGGCTTTTTTCTTGGCTTTCATTTTAGGCATAAGTAAAGCAGTTTAATTTATGAATGGTTCTCTTAGCGCGTATCTTATTCTGAAAACCATAGTTTTGTAAACTCTAATCAAGTTCCTCAATTATTTTAACAATCCGATTTAAACCAGCTTTCGGGTTTTGTTTTTGTCTTGCCGCCGCTGCGCGGATCGCGGGCAGATTGGCTTTAAGTAATTCTAACGTGTATTCGCTTACTTCACTAAGGTCAGTGCCACCTTTGC